GGGACTCCGATGTGGACACCGCGACGCCGAAGCCGACCGCGGGCAAGCAGATCGTTTCGCGGCAGATGCTCGACATGAGTAACCCGGCGATCGACATGCTGATCTACGGCGATCTGATGGAGGTCTACAACGCCAAGGTCGAGGCGAAGGTGGGCGCCGTGTGCATCGCCGCGGCCGGTGCCGCGATCGCCGGAGCGACGTTCGCCACCGAGGCGGCGTTCACCGGCGTCGCTCCGGCTACCCCGGCGCTGGACGGCACGATCGATCTCGCGATCGCCGTGCGCAACGCGCGTAAGAAGCCGGCCAGCATCCTGGTTTCGACCGTCACCCGGTACGGCAAGTTCCTGAAGCTGAAGGACACCACCGGTCGGCCGCTGATCCCGCAGGAGACCGCGGGCATCATGAACGTGGCCGGCGTCGGCGAAGTCGCGGTGGACGGCCGGATCGAGGGTCTCGGCGTCATCGCCACCGACGGCATCGGCGACGGCGCCACCTACCCGGAAAAGTTCCTGGTGATGCGTCCGGCGGATGTGCTGCTGTTCGAGGGCAACATCGCGCGGTTCCGCTTCGAGGAGCAGGCTGGCCCCGAGTCGGTCGTGCTCGGCATCTGGGCCTACACCGCGGCCGTGGCGCGGCAGAAGGGTGCCGGCACGCAGTCCAAGGCCATCCGCGCCGGCCAGGTCACGGCGGCCTGACCAATGACGACGTGGCCGCCGCTGCTCGCGGATCTGAAAGCCGACATGAACTCGCCCGCCGGGGCGAGCGATGATGCGGCCCTTCAGGCACAGCTTGACGCGGCGGTCACGTTCGTGCAACGAGTCCGGTCCGATGTGGACTTCGCCCCCTTCCCGCTGCCCGGGGTCACAGTGCCGGATGCGGATCTGGTGCTCGGCACTCTCCGGCTGGCCGCGCGGTGGTTCACCCGCCGCCGGTCGCCGGAAGCGCTGGTGACCATGGGCGAGCTCGGCTCGGCGCGGATCCCCTCGTTTGACCCGGACATCGAGCGACTGTTGCGTATCGGGCGGTTCCGCGGGCCGGTGTTCGCATGAGCCAGATCGAGGACGCGATAGCGGCACTCAAAGCCGCATTGGCCAACGTCGAGCAGCTGGACGGCCGGATCTACGAAGATCTCGGATTCACCGTGACCGGGGTAAGCGCGATCATCACCCCGCCCACCCTGACGTGGGGCAGCTTCGGACGCGGCGACGGGCCGACCGAAGCCACGTTCGTCGTGCACCTGGCAGTCCCGTTCGACGAGTACGCCACCGCCCGGCTCTACCCGCTCGTCGAGCCAATGCGAGACGCGATCGAGGCTGACCCGCTGTTCACGGTCGCCTCGGCATCCCCGGCCCTGTTGCAGCAGGGCGGGGCCCAGCTCCCCACGTACGCCCTCACGGTCGACGTGGGTTTGTAGGAGGAGGAAACGATGGGCGCTCTGACCGTTCGGCGGCTCAAGGTGGTGAACCTGACGATCGGCACGGTGTCGGTCGAGTGTCAGCTGTCCAGCTGGAAACTCGACCCCGGCGTGCAGGACGGCGACCGGCTGCGCAGCTTTTGCCCGGACGGCGTCGCGATCGCCGAGACCGATTCCGAGCCGACGTTGCAGCTGAAGGCCTACAGCAAGTGGGTCGTGGGCGGGTTCGAGGACTTCTGTTGGAACAACCGTGGCGTGGTCGCGGATTTCCAGCTGGACCACCACCCGGACATCCCCACCGAACACGTGCGCTGGAACGGACAGGTGCTGATTCAGCCGACGCCCGTCGGCGGCGACCGCGGCGACCAGGAAATCACCGAGATCACGTTCATGGTCATCGATGACCCCATCCCCTCGCGGCCGTAAGGGAGATCTACGACATGGCCCGCCAGTCCGTCACCACACGAAAGATCACCCTCGCCGGGACCCTGCTGCCGCCGGAGTCCCCGACTGTGGACGGCGACATCATCGACACCGGCGCGTCGGTGTTCCTGCTGCTGTCCAACACCGGCGCCGCGCCCGTCACGGCGACCGTGGTGTCACAGGCCACGTTCGGCGGCCTCGCGGTCGACGACCTCGTGGTCACGCTCGCCGCCGGAGCGTCGCGCGCGGTCGGCCCGATCTTGCCCGGCACATTCGCGTTCCCCGACGGTGACGTCAACGCCGGTCGTGCGTTCGTCAACTACACCGGCACCCTGGCCGACATCAAGCGTTCCGTTCTGTCCTACTAGGAGGCATCCACATGCTGACCCTGCACATCACCGGCGACAACGGTTTCGACGCCGAGGTTGTCGCGAAGCCGCGCCACATCCTGGCGTTCGAGCGCGCGACCGGAACGAAGTTCTCCGAGCTGGAGAACGAAGTCTCGATGGCCACGCTCTACGAAATCGCGTACCTGGTGATGAAGATCCAGCACCCGGACGCCGTTCCGCGGAAGCTCGCCGAGTTCGAGAAGACGTTCGACGTCCTGCCGGTCGAGGACGAGGAGCCGCCGGGCCCTACTCCCGCGGCTCCCTGAGTTACACGGTCCTCGGGATCGCGGTAGCCACAGGCATTGCGCCGCAGTACATCGAACGTCTCGACGAGCGATCGATCACGACGATGGCTTGGATGCTCGAACAGGCCAGCAAGCAGGCCAACGGAAAGACCTCGGGGACGGGTGAAGTCCCGAGCCGCTACGGCTCCGCCCAGATGTCCGGATAGGCGCGAGGAGGTGCACCCACGATGGCGAAGACCACACTCGTTGTGAAGGTGCGCATCGACGGCGTGCGGGAGATCCTGCGCGCCCTCTCGGTGCTTCCAAAAGACGCGCAGAACGCGATCCGCGACCACTCGCAGGCATTGGCCCGCAAGCTCGCCGTGAAGGCCGTGGTCGACGTGTCCGTCCACGGTGGACCACAGGGGCCGAACCTGGCCACCACAATCAAGGCTGTGCGCGACCGGGTGCCGGCGATCCAGATCGGTGGCACCCGCAAGCTCGGCCGCCACCTGGCCCCGGCATGGGGGACGCTGTTCGGCACGCTGTTCGGCATGAACGGCCGTTCCGGCTGGTTCTCCGCCACGCGCTACGCCTCGGCGACCGGCCGCCAGTACCGGCCTCACGAAGGCGGCGCGTACGCGTTCTTCCCGCTCGTCGAGCGCGAGGCCGCCACGATTTCGAGTGAGTGGCACGCCGCGGTTGACGACGTGGTGCGGAAGTTCTCCGAGGGTGGTGCGTAGTGGGCCTCGGAGAACGCACGGTAAAGATCAAGTTCGACGGGTCCAGTGCCGGGCTGGTCGCCGCGGCCGCGGTCGCCAAGGCCGAAATGAAGTCGCTGGCCGATGACGCGAAAAAGCGCAGCAAGGCCCTGACCGACTTCGCCGGCGGCGTCGGCAAGGCCGCGCGCGGCGTGATGAACCTGGCGAGCAAGGCCGCGTCCGCGGCGACGGTCGCGAACCTGTTGCCCGTCGCGATCAACGGCATCGTCGCCGCGGCCGGGCTGCTGCCTCTGGCGGTGGCCGGCGGGTTCGCGCTCGCCGGCGCGATGGTCGCGGCCAAGCTCGGCGCCGACGGGGCCAAGCGCGCGTTCTCCCAGCTCAACCCGCAGCTGAACACGCTGAAGTCGGCCGTGTCGAGCAGCTTCGAGTCCTCCTTGCTGCCCGCGGTGCGGAACCTTCAGGGGCTACTTCCGAAGACCACGAGCGGGTTCCAGCAGATCGCGACCGCGATGGGTGGCGTGGCAACCAAGGTCACGGGCGTGGTCGCCTCGGCAAAGGGCACCGAGCAGGTCAACACGCTGCTGTCCGGGACGGCCCGGATCGTCCAGAACGTCGGCCGGTTCCTGGCACCGGTGATCGCGGCGTTCCTCCGGATCGGCGCCGTCGCAATGCCGATCCTCGTGCAGCTGTCGAGCGGACTCGGCAACGCCGGCCAGAAGTTCAACGAAGCCGTGCAGCGCTTCGCCGACTCCGGAAACCTCGAACAGTGGATCCGCGGCGCGATCGACGGATTCAAGGCGTTCTTCAGCGTCGTCGGCGACGTGGTTGGCATCATCGCTTCCGTCCTCGGCGCGATCCAGGACGCCGGCGGCGGAGTAGGCGGGTTCCTCGGCCCACTGCTGAAGACTGTGCGCGAATTCCTCGACTCCGCCGAGGGACACAACACCCTGGTGCAGTTCTTCCAAGCGCTCAACACCGTGGCCGGCGTGGTCTCCAAAGTGCTCGGTGCGCTGCTGCGCGCGGTCGCACCGGCGATCCCGCCGCTGGCCTCCGCGTTCGCCGACCTGGCCACGACCATCGGCGACATCCTCGTACCGGTGATCAATTTCCTGGCACCGGTTCTTGCGAACATCGCTAACTTCATTGCGCAAAACACGTCGTGGATTACCCCGCTCGTAGTTGCACTCGGCCTATGGGCGGCCGCGCAATGGCTTTTGAACATCGCAATGGACGCTAACCCGATCGGCCTGGTGATTCTCGCAATTGCCGCGCTGATCGCGATCGTCGCGTTGATCATCACCTATTGGGACCCGATCGCCGATTTCTTCGTCAATTTGTGGCAGGTTGTCGTCGACGCCGTGACCGTTGCAGCACAATGGATCTGGCAGCGCCTAGTCGACGCATACAACTTTGTCAAGGGAATTTGGGCCGGCGTGACCGGGTTCTTTTCCGGGCTGTGGTCGGGCCTGACGGCGGGCGTGTCCAACGCGACGAATTGGGTGCGCGACCGATTTAATGACGCGCTCTCGTTTATCCGTAATAGCTGGTCGAATATCGGCTCGTTTTTCTCGGGAATCTGGTCGAGCATCGGAAACGGCCTAAAGTCGGCCCTTAATGGAGCAATTCGCCTGCTGAACGGCGCAATCTCGGGCATAAACAATATCACCGGCGCGGTCGGCATTCCGTCGATTCCGAGTATTCCGTATCTGGCCAAGGGCGGCACGGCCCGGAGTGGCCGGCCGTACATCGTCGGCGAGCAGGGCCCCGAGCTGTTCGTGCCGGGCCAGACCGGGCGGGTGGTGTCGAACGCGCAGAGTTTCGGTGGTCCGCAAACCATCGTGCTGGAAATCGACCTGGGCGAGGGCGTCAAGAAGCGGATCGAGATCGCGTTGGACGCGGCCGGGCGCCAGACCCGCCGTGCCGTCGCGGCCGGCACCGGGGGTATGCGATGAGCACCACGACGACCTACCTCGACGACCTCGGCCGCGTGCGGGTCGCCTTCACCGGGCTGAGCGCAGACGCCGACTACGCGTTGGTCGAGCGCTCCACCGATGGGATCACCTGGGCGACCGTGCGCGGTGGCGACAAGGTCGGGTTGAGCGGCGGCGCGGGCAAGCTCGATGACTACGAGTTCGCGGCCGGCGTGGCGAACACGTACCGCGTGACCGCCGTCGACTCGGCCGCGGTGCAGCCCAACGGCGTCGGAACGTTCGTCACTGCCAACAACGCGACCCTCAACCCGCCGTTGCCCGCCGCGGTGGTCAACGGCGCGATGATGCTGTTGTTCGTCACCCACGCCAACACCGCGGCCACGATCACCACCCCAACGGGGTGGACGCGCGTGCTGTCGGGCGCGTCGCACATGGCCGTGTTCTATCGCGTCATGGCGTCCGGTGTGACCGCGCCGGCCGTTGCATTCTCCGGCGGCGCGGCGGGCGACAGCTGCTCGGCGCAGATTCGCGCGTGGACGAACGCCGATGTGCCGCAACACGTCGCGCTGCAAATCAACGCGGCTGCGCAGAACGTCGCCTACCCCGGCGGGGCCCTGGCGCAGGACGGCGTTGTGTGGGTGATGCACGCGTGGAAGGCATCGACGACCACCGGTTCGACGG